TTCTTTTCCATCTAATCGAGTTACGGGTGGTGAACCCATTTCTCGAGTCGACGTCGTCACTTAGCTTGGAAAAAAGATGGCCGTTAAAATCATTACCTTGGAACTTCTTTGGAGAAGCAACCCAGGTTTTGATCCAATAGCCATCCCACCCCTGCCCTAAGGCAGAAGGTGGAGTGCACTCATCAAATGATGAATGCACAACTCCAGCCATCCCGACAGGTCCCCTAAGGCAAGCCGAAGGGGGTATCAGGGAAATCACACGGTCCCTGGCTTCAAACAAGCCGAGTTCAGCAGCCACCTCAGGGAGGCGGATGCAGTACTCGGTAATCTGATTGGCCAGGATCATGTGATCAAGTACTGACGAAACCTTCCTCTTAATGAAGAAAGGTCGAACGTTAACCCCCTTGAAATAGTCTTTACCGCAGCTCTCGAAGAAATTCCCTTCTACGAAAGACTTTTCGGTGTTAACCGAAAAGCCCGCATAGGAGAGTACCTCGACAAGTGCTTTGGTAACTTCCTTCGGAACGATTAGATCGTCACCGAAGGTGCCAATACACCTTGGTACATCTTCGAAGTCACAAGTGGCTTCGCAGAGAGCAAAGAATATGAGGCTTTCAAGTGGGAACGTAAACCCATTGCCCATACTACTCACTTTCTCGAGACGGTACTCTTTTCCTCGATAAGAGGCATAAGGGCACCGCGTCTTGAAAATGAGGTCACTCCAATCGTCAGGCAGCAAGTACTGGACAAGTCCTGTACTCACTGTATCAGACGCTGAAGAAAGGTCTATGGTTGCCAAACCATAGACGTGGGCCAGCCGCGCGAGCTCTTGGTTACGGGATTGGTCTTTTATGTCCAAACCGTAACGTTTGAGTCGTTGAGAGATAAGGTCACCAATGCCAAACTAAAAATAAATATTCCACCTAAATTCGACACAGATAGCCCTATCAATAACGGCTGTTTTTGGGACGAAAGAGAGCCGGTTACCCTTCACGAATTGACACTCGTGAAGGAAATCCTCTCGCCTATCTTCAGAGAAGATCTCTGAAAAGAGACCGAGGATCCACGGCGTGGCAGACCCGGAAGTCTTGTATTTGTTATATGATGACGTAAAGTCGCCATCTGTGGACAAATCGGACCCTGGGCCGAACTGACAGCTCTTCTTAATCGAAGAATAACTAACATCCCCTAGAATCTTAGCTATTTTACATTGCGCGAGATGAAATATCTCGAGAACGCGGTGTGGGAAGGGTATACCACCCGAAGCTAGGACTCTGAAGAAGTAGTTAGTTCTTCTACAGCTCTCTTCTGCTTCAAGCCACTTTTCAAAGGCGGCTTGTTCCCTGTCAATACCAAGATCGAAATTTTGGTACTTCTTGACAAGGGAGCAGAGGAGATAATCGGCTGCAAAATCAGAAGGCACGCTATAGTCGCAAGGATCGACCCGAGAAGCAACAAGCTTCTTGAACTCGAATCCTGCGGCGCTAGCGCGTACCTGATCTGCAGCACGAGACTGACGAAAAGAAGAGAGACTAAGGATGAATTCTCTGACATCAAAAACTTTCAGGCGAGTGGACGGATCCACAACCCTTTGTTTCGGCAGAGCCTTAGAACGAGCCTTCATATTACAGCCTTGACAGCCGTAATAAGGGCAAGTCTGTCCAGTGGCCTCCTACGCAGATCGTACTCCAGAAAATACGATCCATAGGACTCATAATCCCCATCTTGGACGTCACAGCCCCTCTGCTGGAATTCCTTCCAGAGAAGAGGTAAGTAACGACCTAGGACGAGGTGAATGAGTCTTTCGCGACGGAGGCAAGCCACTGTCGTGTACTCAAGCAAGGATCTACGAATCTCGACATAGGCTTCATTGGCCTTGTCGTAGATAGTGTAGAGCCCGTGCCCTGAGCGATCATGACGATCGACCCAACGTTTGAGCTTAATGCTAACTACGACAGGTTCATCTGAGCCTATAGGGTATATTCTAAGAAAAACTCTTAGGATCGACCCACACCGTTCAGCATCTTCCCAAGATGGCTGAATATGGCGTTCGAGAAGGAGTTTCGTGGAGAAATTCATGAGATTCCTTGTCGCGGATGGACCGCGTTAAGAGTTACCAGACGGGTTCGAGGTTCCAGACCGCGTTCTGCATCACAGCATCGGCATTCATATTCTTGCTAAAGGCAAGAATATCTTTCCGATTCTGTGTGACGGAACGGGCCGGGAGGACGAATTGCTCCCTGCTCATCACGGTGTAAGCGACTTTGGGCGCCGGGGTGTAACCCCCGTCAGACCCAGAAATCGTTTCCAAAGTGGGGAGCATGATCCGCTTGTCAACGTCGGTCTTCGCAGACGACTGCCGAACCATCAAGGTGATGGTCGGGAAGCCGATTGCGATACCGGAGCTCGCGTCCCTCCAAGTGGCCAGTTGGCCACCGGAGGGTTGCGCGAAGCTCCCGTTGGCGGTGAAGTTTTTCGTCACAGGGGACGCTTGGCCGTCGGCCAGCGCCAGGGTGCCTTGAGCACTCATGGGTTGAGTTTCCTCGGAAAGACCCTTGGAAGGGTCGGTGGGTTAAGGATGTTTACTTGCGGAACGCAACGCGCATCAGGGACATAGCTGTAAGGAATCGACCAAGAGGGTCACCACCAATAGGGTTCTTAAACTCTAACTTGCCGACGCCCGGAGGGGCGTAAAGCTTTGTTCGAGTGTAACGAACCGAAAGGGTGGTAGCCTGACCTGTCCGACCGTCTTGCTGCCATTGTCCAGACCAATACTTCGTTCCGAACCCCATCCAAGTTTCCTGTCTAGTTAAAATAGTCTTCTGGGATACCCAGCCATCGACAAACTGAAACCCACTAAACGCATCAAGCGCTTGTAGGTAGTTGCCGACGGGCAGGAACCAGTCGATTACAAAACTATAAGGAAGAAGCTCCCAGGCAAGTAATGCTGGGTTGGAGATACCGGTCTGAGCAAGACCGGCCCGAGCTGCAGAATCTAGCGTGTAACAAAGGGACATCTTAACCTTTGTTACAACAGATTGCAGAGTTTCAGTCGGAGTTGGATCATTCGACGAAACACTCGAGACTTCACGGGCGGTAGCACTGCCCGTGTTCGATGTTACATAACGCTCTTGGCTATGCTGGGCGAGGAGCTCAGCAGCACCAAATGCGTCTTGTAACAACGGCTTCCAGCCATACTGAAACTCGAGCCAATGTCGCGCCAGCCGGAGATTGGCAGGGGTCCTACGGACCTCTTCCCATGCTCTAGCTGACACTCCTTGGCGACCGAGTTGGAGTTGGTTGAGGAAGTCGCCCAGCTCAGCACGCCTAAGGGCGCGCGCAGCCAGGGCGATCCGAGTCGCTGTAGAAACCAACAACGTAGCTGTCTGCTTACGTTCGCCAAAGGCTTGCGCAAGATTGATAGACATGTTGTTAACTTTCTCAGCTAGCCGGGCTCGCGCCTTC